ATTCCTGAGCGGCCAGCACCTGGGCCATCCCGCCCTTCATGGTGCCGAAGATGACGATGGGCAGGCTGATGGTGCGGTTGCTGGCGCGGTAGCCGAACGGGCGCTCGCCGTCGAGCAGCATCGAGGCCACGACGTCCTGGGTCGGCTGCGGCGCGTTCAGGTCATACGACGCCTCGTAGCCGAACGCAGCGGAGTTCAGGGACGGCGGCGCGAGGATGCGGTAGGTCGGGCCTACGCCGTTGCTGTCGAGCAGCTCGGGGATCACCGAGGGCACGCCCAGCGGGCCGCCCATCAGCTCGATGACCTCGCCCAGCACCATCGAGTCGAGGTCGTTGGCGATGAGGGGACTGTACTGCCAGGTGACGTTGACGTTGGTGTTGTTCGCCGTCCACGGGTACGTGGTGTAGGTGAACGCGTAGTTGACGTTGACGTAGTTGCCGTTCTGGTCGGCAACCTGGCACTGGTAGAGGTTGAAGGTGTTCGAGGCGGCCGGGGTGCCGTTGGCGGTGACGTAGACGATCGCGTAATCCGACAGCGCGGGCGCGGTGTAGATCGGGGTCGAGGTGATGTACTGGGTTCCGGCGGTGGCAGCGGCCGGGTTGTTGGTCGTCGAGGAGATCTGCGTGCCGTTGGACTCGTAGAACGTCATCGTGACGAGCAGGCCGCCAGTGAAGTTGTTCAGGAACGAGTAGGCAGCGGTGGCCTGGTAGGTGATGCCAGGGGTGACCGGAATCTGCTCGGACTCTACTCCGGGGTTGGAAACACTTCCATTGCCCTGAATGAGGAGCCAGTACGGGTAGTTGCCCGTACCTACGTATGCCGACACCAAGCCTCCAACTGACTGCTTGGGCCAACCTCGGGGTCACCGGGCGCTCCCTACTGCCACAACCTATACGTTAACCGCCGGTATTGAAAACCCCCCGGCGCATACCGGTCGTAAGTCCGTTCTTCTGCACCGCCGCGAGGTTCGCCGGGAGCTGCTGGCCCTGCTGCACGAGCTGGTTAAGGGCGTTAAGAAGCTGCTGGCCCTGACTCTGCGTCATCGGCTGCATGAAGTTATTGGTGTCCGCCCCGTTAGCCGGGCTGACCATCTCCGGGCCGTTCTCGGCGAAGCTGTACGGGATGCCCGACTGCGTGCCGAAGCCGACGACCGGCTCTGAGATCATGCCGCCCGCTGAGTGGGGCTTGACCCCAGCGCCCGAGCGCCAGCCAGCGCCGCCAGCCGTCTGCGGGGCGATCCAGCCGCCCTTGGCCAGGCTGCCCAGCGAGATCTTCGGGATGCTGGCGGCCAAGGCCGACGCGGTGGACACAGCGGCCTTGGCCCCCGCCTGGGCGGTGCCGACCAGCTCGGCGTAGATCTCGTTCGCGATGGCGGAACGGGTGTCGGACAGCGGCGAGGCAGGACCCTCGTACCGGGACCACACCTGACCTGCTGCCACGGGGTTGCCCGCCGCGTTCAGCGGGCCGGGGCCGCCCTTGGCGTTCATGTACCCGATGACGCCCTTGAGCTGCTCCTGAAGGTCGTACGCGACGTTGCCGGTCGGGCCGGTGTAGCCCGGCGGGAGGCCCACGGTGTTGCCGGTCCAGCCGATCAGGCCCCAGCCGGAGGAGTTACCGGTCCACACCTGGTCGCCGAAGTCCGTCTCGACGGTCCACGTGCCGGTCGTGGTGGTGAGGCAGAACGAGTCCTGGTTATCGATGCGCTCGAAGTCGAACACCTGCTCCTCGCGCCCGTCCCCGAGCAGCACCGTCTCGCCCATGCGCAGCCGGTCAGCCCGCACGAGCCCGCGGTTCTTGGTGATCCACTTGTGGTCCACGGTGCACTCGACGATCCACCCGGCGTTGCCGATCTGGCACATCTCGGCGTCGTAGTGGTAGGGCACGTCAAGGATCGTGGCCAGCTCGGTCTCGCCGGTCTCGACATTGTAGGCCGGGGTCTGGTCGCCGATGAGAACTTCATCGTGCGCGAGCACTCCGCGGGTGGTGACCACCTTGTAGTAGAGCGGCACGCAGTTACGGGACTCAGGCCCGGCGCTGTCCTCTTCACCGGAGATGGTCGCGGCCATGCCGGCGGCGGCAGCGGCGTTCAGGCCGTTCGCCATGAAGTACTTCGCGAACGACACCAGCGCCGACAGCGACTCGAACCCGCCGCCGAAGCTGGACGGGCCGCCGTACGCGCCGCCCTCCATCGCAGCCGACTGGGCGGTCTGGAACGCGCCCTGCACGGCCTGCGACCATGCGTTCGACGCCAGCTTGGCGAAGTCCTCGACGTCGGTCTCGACGCCCTGCGTCGCCTTGACCGCGCCGGACCCGGCCGCAGCCGCCTGACCGACGAAGCCGCCCGAGTCGTAGCCCGGCACCTTGTAGCCGCCGCTGGCCATGTGGTTCGCGACGCTTGCCGCGTGCTGGGTGGGCACGATCAGCTCACCGGGCTTGGCCATGATCGGCACGGTGTCGGTGTTGCTGTGGTTGCCGTTGATCCACGCGCCGCCCGCAGCGTGAATGTCCGACTGAAGCCCGATCTGCGGGTTGGTCTTGGGGTTGGTGGCCTTGGGCGTGATGACGCCGCCACCGCCGCCGAGCACGATGGCCGTGGCGCTGATCTTGGCCGAGATGGAACCGCTGCCTGACAGGACTTCCTGCACAGCCACGTTGTACTTGCCCTCGGCCAGCGTCTTGAGCTGGTTCCACAGGTTCGCCGCAGCGGTCTGGGTGTAGCCGAACTGCTTGGCGGTGGCGATGAACTGGCTCTCGGTCTCCCCGGCCTTGCGCGACAGCGTGTCGAGATACTGGTGCTCCATGGTGTCCCACAGATCACCGGCCGCCTTGTTGCTGAGGTCCAGTCCCTGCTCGGCCAGGTTGATGAACGCGCCCTTGGCGGTATCGCCCTTCTGCACCAGCGTGTCGAGATACTGCTTGCGCATGGTATCCCACAGGTTGGTGGCCGCCGAGGAAGACAGGTTCAGGCCCTGCTCGGCCAGGTTGATGAACGACGACTTGGTGGTGCCCGCCTTGTTCGCCAGCGTGTCAAGGTACTGGCGGCGCAGCGTGTCCCACAGGTTGGTAGCCGCCTGCTGGGAGATGCCGAGGCCCTGCTCGGCGAGGTTGACGAACGACGCCTTGGTGGTGCCTGCCTTCTGCGCGAGGTCGTCGAGGTACTGCTTGCGCAGCGTGGTCCACAGGTTCGACGCCGCCGCCTGGGTGATGCCCAGCCCCTTCATCGCGAGGTCGATGAACGCGGCCTTGGTGGTGCCCGCCTTGTCGGCGAGAGTGTCGAGATACTGATCGCGCATCTCGGTCCACATCTGGCCGGCCGCCGCCTTTGAGATACCGAAGCCCTTGTTGGCCAGGTCCTCGAACGCCTGCTTGGAGATGCTGGCCTTGCTGGTCAGAACATCAAGAAGCGTGGGCTTCATGTTGTTCCACATCTCCTGGGCCTGCGTGGTCGTGAGACCGAAGCCCTTGGAGGCGAGCGCGATGAACGTCTGCTCGGCGGTCGCGGCGTGGCCGTTGACGGTGGCCAGCGTGTTCTGCTTGAGCACGTTCCACAGGTTGTCGGCCTGCGTGTAGGTGAGCTTGAGCCCGGTGCCCTGAAGAGTGTTCAGGGTGTCGTTGAGCGCCTTGGCCTGCGCCGCCTGCTTGGCGAGGGCCGACCCGGTGCCGGTCGCGGCGGTCCACATCTTCTCGGCGGCGGCGGTGCTGATGCCCAGCGCGTTCGCCATGACGATGAACTGGTTCTCGGCCAGCTTGGAGTTGCCGGTCATCGTGATCAGCGCAGGGGCGAACTGCTTGAGGGCCGCCTCGACGGCGGTAGCCGAGCCCTTGCCGGTGTGCAGGTTCTCAAGCGCGGTGGCCAGCCCGTTGAGCGCCTCCGGACCCTTCTGCGCGGCGAAGATCGCGTTCGAGATCGCCTGGGTCAGCGTGACGCCGAACGCCCCGGCCAGGTTCTGCGCGTCCTTGGCCAGGTTGCCCGCGCTGATGGTCAGGGTGGAGACGATGCCGTTCAGGTTCGACATCGGGTTCTTGGTGTTGCCGACCCAGGCCGAGAGCGTCTTGAACGAGGTGGTGGTCGGGCCGCCCGCGATCTGCGCGAGGTCGCTGAGCTGGGACAGCAGCGCCGGGTTGTTCTTGGCGAGCGGGAGCATGGTCGCAACCATGTCCTTCATCGCCTGGGCGAGCATGTGCTGCCCGGTCGCGCCCTGGTTGGACGCAGCCGCCAGCGGCAGCAGGGAGTTGTACACGTTCTGCGCCGAGGTGACCTGCTGCTCGAACGCTCCGCGGGCGTTGAGGGACGCCTGCGACAGCCCGGTCAGGCTCGCGCCCGCCGAGGTGCCCTTGACCGACAGCTTGTCCAGCGAGTCGTTGAAGGTGACGCCCTTGGCCCCGGCCGACGACAGCGCCTGGTCGAGCGTGGACATGCCCTCGCCGAAGGTGGCGAACGCCGACTCGCCTCCGGTGATCATGCCGATGAAGTCGGAGTACGCGGTGGTCAGCTTGCCGACGCTGGACTGCTGGAGCTGCACATCGAACGTAAGAGCATTGACCGCGTTGCCGGTCTGGCCGCCCGTGAAACCGAGATCCTGCCAGCCCGCGAGCAGACCCTGAACCTTGGTCTGCATGACCTGTAGGCTGTCGCCCGCCTGCACGTTGGCGGCGTCGAGGATGCCCAGCGACTGAGCCCAGGTGAAGGTGCTCTTGGTCGCGCCGGACGTGCCGTTCATCAGCTCGCCGGTCACCGTCAGGAGGTTCTTCTCCTGGCCGCCCAGCGAGTTGAACGCCGACTCGACCTTGTTGATGTTGTTCTGCATCGCGTCGAAGATCGCCGCGCCCGAGTTCTGGCTGGCCGGACCGCCGAGGACTCCGAACAGGCTCGTGAACACGTGCACGACGTCGCCCAGCCGGCCGACGATGCCCTGGGTCGAAGCGCCCGGCGGGTTCAGGCTCTGCCAGAAGACCTTGACGTTCAGGGCGTTGGCCCGGCCGAGGTTGCCGATGTTGTCCCAGTTCTGCGCGAGCTGCTGGTACGCCTGCGGGCTGGAGACCTTCTGGAGTTCGGTGTTGAGCTGGCCGAACGCGGCCGGGAGCGCCTGTAGCGCCTGCCCGCCAGTGAGACCGTCGATCTTGGTCTCGATGTTCGTGACGAAGTTGTCAACGGCCTGGTCGGCGGCGTCCCAGTGGACCGTCATCTCGAACACGGCAGCGCCGATGGCCGCGATGGCGAGGACGGCCGGGTTGGTGGCGACGGCCAGAAGCTGAACTCCGAAGCCCTTGACGGCTGCGCCGGCCGACGCGAACGACGTGGCGAGCTTGCCCATGCCGGCGGTGGCCGTCTCGACGTCCTCGCCCGCGCTGATGGCGGCGATTGCCCCGCCGATCTTGTCGAAGCCCCCGGCCAGGTTGACGGCGCTGCTGGCGAAGGTGAAGAACCGGGCAGTGGCGTTGCCCAGCCATGCGAGCATGGCGACGCCTGCGGTGGTGGCGAGGCCGACGTAGAGGAAGAACCCGTGCAGCGCGAGCCCGGCCTTGATGACGGGGCCTGCGAAGTTGACGAAGTTCTCGATCCCGTAGGAGAGCTTGACCCACAGCTCCTCGATCACGGCTGCGTAGCCGGGCACGTCCTTGACGAACGCGCCGAACGCGCCGCCGAGGTTGCCGATGATCGTGCCGAGGCGCTGGAAGTCGGTGATCCCGTTCTGGAGGATCGTGCCGAACGAGGCCGACTTGAACGCGTCGGTCATGCGCGCCGCGAGATCCTCGACGACCGTGTTGACGCCCTGGATGACGTTGTTGAACGTGCCGGTCTTGGCCTTGGCTACGTTGACGGCATCGCCGAAGATCTCCCACACCGTGGGGTTCAGCTCGTTCTGCATCTTCTGGAGCGGGCCGATCGTAGCGCCCGTCGCCTGACCGAACGCGCCGACCCTGACGCCCAGCGCGGAAGCAGCCTCCGACGTCGCCTGGAACCGGGTCTTGGCGTCGGCCAGCACGAAGCCCATGACGCTGCCCCACGCGGCGAAGTCGATCGCGGCGGGCACCAGGACGGCGGCGAACTCAGCCACCCAGTCAAGCAGGATGTGCAGTCCGGACACGCGGGTGATGGCGGACGGCAGCACGTTGTCGAGCACGCCCGCGAACAGCGTGACCTTGCTCGTCAGCGCGCCCCAGCCGCCTCCGGCCCCGGAGATGAAGCTGTCGAGCCCGCCGACCGCGCCCTTGGCGATGAGCGCCTTGGTCGCAACGCCCTCCAGCCCGAGCGCGAACGCGCTGAGACCGCTCCCGGCGGTGCCCACGTCACCGAGCTTGTCCAGCTCGTCGCGCATGAGGTTGATCATGACCGTCAGCTCGCCCAGCTTGGCGATGGCCGGCCCGGCGTCGAAGTCGATCGGGACGTCCCTGAGCGCCTTGGCGATGGCGGCGGCCTGGAAGCTGAGCGATGCCAGCTTGGCCTCCATCTGGGCGTCGTCGCCGTCCACGTTCATGTCGTCGAACTGGTGCTGGAGGTACTTGGCCTGAAGGATCAGCCCGTCGAGCGAGTTCATCGCGGGGATGATGTTCAGATCGACGTTGGCCTTGAGGGAGTCCGCGAACGCGGCAAACTCGGTCTTCATCTTGGCCAGCGACGCGGGGTCGATCGTCAGCGGCACGTCCGCAGTGGTGATGCCGCGAGCCCACGCGTCCAGAGTCGCCTGCATCTTGGCGAGCTGGGTGGGCGGGATCTGAACTCCGACGTTGGCGTTGTGCCCCTTGAGGAACTCGTCCAGCGTCAGGGCTACCTTGGCCAGCTCCGCATCGCTGAGCTGAACTCCCACCGTCGCCGTGTGGTCCTTCATGTACGCTTCGAGCTGCGCCTGCATCTTCGCGGCGGCGGCTTGGTCGAGCGTCACGCCCACATCGACGCTGGTTCCCTTGCCGATTGCCTTGAGCTGCGCGGCGACCTTGGCGGCCTGGGCGGCGCTGAGCTGCGCGCCGACATCAACGCTGGTTCCCTTGCCGATCGCCTTGAGCTGCGCGGTGAGCTTGGCGACCTGGGCGGCGTTGAGCTGCGCGCCGATGTTGACCTCAGGGCGGATCGCCGCGACGTCCTTGTCCACCGCAGCGCGCGTGGCCGGCCCGAACTGCGTGGTGTCCGGAAGGATCGCGATATAGGCTTCGCCGAGGAGCCGTGCCATTACAGCGCCACCCCGTACAGAGCGTCCGTCATGAACGTGTAGGTGTGGTGAATCTGCCGGGCGGGCCGGGTCAGGAACAGCGTCGGGCCGTAGTTCACGTTGACGCCGCCGTACATCGCGCCGCTCTTGGTGTAGCCGAACGCAGGCCGGATCGAGGCGCGCAGGGTGAGGCCGGGCCAGGGGATCGACGGGTAGCTGGTGGACTTGTCAGGGTGCCACGACTCGTTGCGCGCCTGCTTGGCGGGCGCGGCGGCAGCGGCGATGGCGGCAGCCTGAATGCCGAGCCCCTGAATGTACCGTCCGACAAGCCCGTCCGGGCTGTGGAGCATGTCGTCCATGGCGGCCTCGTCGATCGTGACGGCCATCTCCACCTCCCAGTCACGTACAGCTTATTCGAGTGCTACCGCACGTGCCAGAACTACTTGACACCCTCGCCCTTCTTGCCTTGGCGGCCCGCGATGTAGTTGCCGGGGATCTCCTCGTCGCGCTCGCGCCAGTCAGCCTCGACAGGGGTGTCGTCCCACTCGCGGCCGGTGGCCTTGTAGAACGCCTTCATCGCTTCGAGCGCGGCTGCGGCCGGGTCCACCTTGAGGCCGATCTTCTCCTGCCAGTGCAGGATCACGGTCTCAACCGGGTCGTCGGATTCCTTCTTGCCGCCGGAGTAGCGCCAGCGCCGGTCTTCCTCGCGCATCTCGTCCATGTGCCAGGCGATGGCGATGTTCACCGCTTCGCGCGGTGTGAAGGTATGAAGCCCGCGCCCGTGTGCGAGCAGAAGCCGTCCGTCTACCAGTGAGTAAAAGGACAGCAGCCACCTTAGGAGTTCTCGGGCTCCTCGGTAGGGACGGCGACGATCGCCTCCGCAGCGGCGTTCTGGAACTTCACGAAGTCGTCGCCCTTGCACTTGGTGGCCTTGGCGTGCTCGCGGAACTCGTCCCAGTCCTCAGGGTCCACGATGTCCTTGAGAAGGTAGAACAGGGACGCGGCCTGCTGGAGATTGGCCGGGTCAACCGAGTCGTTGGCCGCCGCCCACTCCATCAGCGGCATGAGGCCGGTGTCGAGGTCGATGCGGAACAGCTTGCCCTTGAGCGGGGCCTTGGCGCAGTCCGGGGTCTCCTGAACGGCGCGGCTCTCCTCCTCGACGCGAGCGTCCTGGTCCTGAACGGCAAGCTGAAGCTGAGCTTCGGTGGCGCGAGGCTTGCGAGTGCGCTTCGCGGGGGTAGTGGGAGTAGCCACTTGTCATGCTCCGATCATCTGGTAGGCTAGCGCTCGTTGGTGACGCCGGCGGCCCAGATGACCGCCACGAGAGCCCGGTGACGACAATCGCCGGGCTCTCGTAGTTGGATCAGGTACCCGGAATACCGACGCTCGGGTAGCGCTGGACCTGAGACGCGGCGTTCCACGTGCTCTTGAAGGTCACAGCCGAGGCGACGCCACCAGCGGTGGAGAAGTCCGGAAGGATGGTCCCGAAGAAGTACTGGCCGGGGCTCGCGCCCTCAACGCCCAGCAGCGACGGGTAGAGGTAGAAGTTCCGCGACAGACCGTCGATGGCAGCCGTGTAGGTCTGCGCGGTCGAGGTGTCGAAGAAGCCGGTGAAGTCGCCGGAGGCGTCCGGCAGGCCGGCCACCCAGACGAGGTTGGTGTCCCCGAGGGCGGTCACGTCCACCTTGGCGACTGTGAAGTTGATGGTCCAGTCGGAGACGAACGCCAGCGGCTGGGCCGCGACGCCGTTCGTAACGCCGAGGTAGACCATGCCGTTACGGCCATGGATACGCGACACGGACAGTCACCCTTTCCGGGTTAAGTCTTGGTGCCGGCTCCGAACGCGCTTGCGCTCGACCACGACGGGGGTCCTATGCCCAGTGTAGGGACTGACTCGTCAAGGGGAAATAGGCTTCGGAAGTATGGCGTGCTGACAATCGCACCAGGTGTAGCCGGGGCACTTGCCCGGACCGTGAAGTTCTTCGACACTGATGAGGAGAGCGCCCGTCTCCTGTCGGCGATGGTCGGCCTTGACGGCGGCCAGGAGCTGGCCCGCGCCGCCCGCGTGCTCGATGTGGTTCCGGACGTAGCGTTCGCAGTCGATGATGAACTCACCGGTCCTGTGAAAGGCGTTGTCGTACTCGCACAGGCCGTTGGCCCACAGCTTCGCCGCGTACTTGCACGAACCGCAGATCACAGGATCCCTGCCTCTTCCATCCACCTGCACGCGTTCTTGGCCGAGTTGTCGAACGTGCGGTATATGATGCGGTCGCGGGCTGCGAGGGCGTACTTGCCCCGCATGGCGTCGTGCTTGACCCACCACTTGATCTGGTCCGAGGCGTCGGCTGCGTCGGTGAACGTGGGGAGCACGTCGTCCAGCCCGAGCGCCTTGTTGCCGCCGAATATCTCGTCGGACTCGCCCCGCGGGTCGCGCAGGAAGAACAGGCCGCAGGCGGCCATCTCCACCTCGCGCGGCCCCATGGCCCAGCCCTCGCCGACGTGCTCGGCCTCACCCTCGCGCCGGTAGAAATTGATGCCGGTCTTGCTCAGCCGGTAGATGCGGGCCGTCTCGGTGTTGTCCACGCACTGCTCGGGCGGGTGCCGCAGGAACCGGAGGATGTCGAGGTACTGGGGCAGGACGTGATCCCAGCCGTTGCCGCCGAAGCTGACCTCAAGGCCCTCGAAGTCCATGTCGTGGAAGAACTTCTGCCGGGAGTTGAACGCCGTGCCGACGAACGAGAAGTCGGATTCCTTGGGCGTCCCCGAGTAGTCGATGTAGTGGACGTCGGGGTCGTAGCTGTGCGGCGCGTAGTGCGCCGGGACGTCCAGCTCCTTCCACGCCTCGATGTTCACCGGGTCGTTGAGCAGGTTCATGTCGGCGAACTGCCCGCGCATCATCTGCTCGTCGTCCTGGTACGGGCTCTCGGTGTGCAGCATGACCAGCTTGTGGCCGCGATTGCGGAGCACCTGGAACGTCGCCGCATTCTGGAAGAACGCCGACACGAAGAACACGACGTCGGGCCAGAACAGGTAGCAGCTCTCCATCAGCCCGGCCGTGGCGTGCTGCATGACCGCCTCAGTGCCCATGGCCTGCTGGACTTCAACCCGGCCGTGCTCGCACGGAACGCTGTCCGCCGTCTCCAGCAGAGCGTTGCCGTAGAAGGTCAGGCGCTCGTTCGTGTTGTAGACCATGACCGTGTGGCCCTGCTTCTTGAGCGCCTTGTACCAGCCGTGGAAGACATCGGCGACCGAGAAGTCAGGACCCGGATGCACCATCAGGATGCGCGCCATGGAACTCTCCCTTGTCGTAGTAGCCGGTGAACTCGGCGGACACGTCCTTGAGCCCCGCCAGCATGCCTGATGCGTACTTGATGTCGTTGGTGAACCGGAGGTCAATTCCCGAGACTTCCATCTCGATCCGCTCGCCGGGGATCTTGAGCCCGAGGACTGTTTCCCGCTCTCCGCTGTAGAAGAAGATCTTCGTGTTCTTGGCGCTCATGCGGGCCATTACCTCAGGTACCCCGTTCCCCTGATCGTGATGCTCGGATAGCCGGAGGAGAACACCCCGAGATTCGGATCCCCGAGGCTGCTCACGCGGTAGCGCGGGAAGTCGTAGTGGATGTCGAAGTCCGCCAGGTCCAGCTCCATTACCTCGCCGGGCTTCCTGATCACCAGGCCGAGGCAGGTCGTGTACTCCTCGTCAGCGCCGGTCAGGACGACCTTGGCGTGCGCTGGGTAGCTCATCACTGCGTGCTCACCGTCACCGAAATCCGAGCCCCGAAATAGGGCGTGCCGTTGTAGTCCACCGGACCGTACGAGATCACATTGTTGCACTCGCAGAAGTCCACGTTACCGCCCAGCGTGGGGTCGATGGCGACGGCGAACGGAACGGACACGACCGTGTTGCCGGTGTCCGGGTCGGTGCCGCTCTCGTATCCCAGCCACTGGTCGAGCGTCTGCTGCACGCGGTCGGTGGTGGAGGCGTGGGCGACGATGATCAGGACGTCGAGGTTGAACTCGGCCGGGGTCAGCGGGAGTCCCTGGTCGTTGGTCAGGCCCTCGCCGAGGCAGATGCCGAACTTCGCGAAGTTGTTGCGGGCCGGCAGGATCAGCGCGCACGGCGGCGTGATCTGGTCGAGCGGCTGCGCGAAGCAGTTGAGAGTGGGGGAAGCGTTTGCGCTGATCGCCGCCGCTAGGGCGTCACGTACTGCACCAAGGGAAGCCACGTGACAACGATATCAGGTATCGCGCTCGACGAACTCGCACGTCCAGCATTCCTCGATGTTCTCGGCCACGGGCACCAGCTCGCCGTAGCTCACCATCTTGGCCCCGAACGCGAACGCCGCGTGGTCGCCGTGCTCGTTCTCGAACCCGATGACCCGCTCGCAGAAGTATTCGTAGCACGCCACCAGCGGGATCGGCTGGAGCAGCTTCACCTGAGGCCACGGCTGCTGGGTCCAGAGCATCAGGAGGGCCTTCTCGATCGTCGGCTTCCTGCCCAGCCGTCCGGTCCAGTAGGCGATGTCCTCGTCCGGCAGCCGCCACTTGGTCTGGTGGTGCAGGGCGTTGGCCACGGCGGTCATGATGCAGGTCCCGGCGAACTCGTTGTTGCCGTGGTGCCAGTAGCCGTTGCCGTCGAATGTCACCGAGCGCATGATGCCGAGGTACGGGGCGGTGCGCGCCTTGGCCTTGGTCACCGGGGCCTTCTTGGACTGGGCCGACTTGTTGTGGCTCTGCTTGGCCGCCGCCACCCTGGCCGCGCGCTTGCGGAGCACCGTGGCGTGAGCCGTGGCCTTGGCCGTCTTGCTCGCCTTGGCGTTGATGGACGCCTGGGTGACGCCCTTGCCCCGCGCCGCCGCTCCTGCCTTGGCCGCAGCCGCCGCGATGGCCTTGGACTGGGCCGAGCGCTTGGTGCTCTTGGTGGTCTTCTTCGCCTTCTTGGCCTGCCGCCGGGCCTTGGCGAACACCGCTTCCTCGTACGACCGGGCCTGGGCTGTGTCCACCGTGCGGGAGATGGCCCGGAGAGCGTACGCCTTGACGCCGCCCTGGACGTACTGGAGCCGCCCGGCCATGTTGGCGTGGTTGTAGGCGTCCAGCTCGATGCGGGCGTCGAGGGCCTTGTTCTGGTGCGCCAGCTTGGCCTGGTTCCAGCTCTGCTTGGTCGCGAACGCCGCGATGGCCGCCGTCTGGGCGTTGTGAGTGGCGACGTTGGCCGCCTTTATCGTGCTGTACGCCGCCTGTAGCCGGTATTTGCGGAAGCGGTTGGTGGCCGCCGCGAGCGCGAGCTGGTTAGCTTTGGCCGTGTACGCCTTGTTGTACGCTTTCCACTGCGCGGCCGAGTAGACAAGGCCCTTGGGCTTCGCCTTGACCTTGGTCTTCTGCTTGGCGACCGGCTTGACCTTGCCCTTGGGCTTGACCTTAGTCTTCGCTGCCACTGGGCACGTCCGTTACGTGCGCGAACCCGAACTTCTGCTTTCCGTACGCGTCCTCAAGGTCGCTGCGGCGCTCGATGTGAGCCGAGAGGGTGCCGTGCGGGTCCATGGGAGCGTGCTCGAACTCGTCGTGCTGCTCGTCCTCAGTGCTTACCATCTTGACGTGCAGCACGGACAGCTCGAACCCGACTGCCCGGCCCATCGCTTCCAGAATCAGCCTCATCGTCGTCACTCTCTCCCGCCAGGTTCTGGATGGCGTCTACAAGGGCCGTGAGGCCGCCGGGCGTGCTGGTGTCAAGGCTATCCGCGATGGCAGCCTGTGTCTTTCGATGTCTGCGCCACGGCGCGAAGCCTACCAGCCAGCCCATGATGCCGAACACGCAGAACGTGAGGACGTCCTTCCACAGGTTGTTGTCCTCAAGCCACTGGTAAATCGTGTGGTAGTGCATCGGACCGCATCTCCAGCGCGCCGTCGTCCTGAATGACCAGCTTGGTGTCGCCGTCCGGCATCAGCGCGGCGTGGATCTCGCGCAGCATCTGGAAGTCAGCCGCGCGGTTGGCCAGGAGCTGGTGCGTCTCCTCGTGCGCTTCGGCCAAGACCTTCATCTCCGACCGGATCACCTTGGCGTCCCGCATGGACTGGGCCATGAACGCGATGCCGACGATCATCTCGACCATGACCGCGAGGTCGGACCACAGCAGGTTCCAGCCGACTAGGCCGCCGGGGAACCACTTGGGGTGCACCCACCAGACGATCGTGAGCACCTGAAGCAGGATGAAGACGGTCCAGCGCCGGTAGATGGCCATGATGCGCCAGGTGATGCGCTCGCCCGGGCCGATCAGGTCGCCGGTCTGCGGGTGCGGCTTCGGCTGCTTCCAGCCGCGGTAGAGGTCGGCGCAGTTCTTGACCGGGTTGAACGTCGGCGGCGCGGTGCGCATGGCCTTGGCCTCAGCCTCCAGCGTGCGACGCTCGACGTCCGAGTTGCCATTAGGGCTCGTCATCGCCGACGCAGCTCCTCAGCACGTAGTTGTCGAAGCCGTCGCACACCCAGTTCCTGAGCCACTTGGGGATCGGCAGCCAGCCGTTGTGGGCGATGTGCCTGTCGCACCAGTTATACGCCTTGAACTTAGTCACACGCCCACCTTCCTGCGAACATTAATGTACGGCCGGAGAAGTTCCACCACCCACGGGTTGCTCTGCACCTTGACGATGCCGAGGTCTCCGATGCCGGCGACTCCCCAGGGAGCGTCCTTGCTCTTGAACAGGTCCACCGCGAGCATCATGGCCGCGTTCTGGACATTCGGCGGGACGAAGTTCCAGCCCCAGGTGCCGGTGATCTGGATGCGGTCGAGGAACGTGAACGGCCACACGAACGGCAGCCACTCGCCAGGCCCGGACCCTGCGTTCGCGATGCCCGAGAGCACCTGTAGCTGCCGGTACGGACGCGGCACGCCTGCGGCGTTGATGTTGAAGTTGTCGCTGCTGTTGCGGCGCTCGGTGCCCAGCTTGAACGTGTAGATCGGGCTCGTCACGCTGCCGCCGGCGAAGCTCGGGTTGCCCCAGTTGGTCGAGAAGACGCCCGTGCCCTCGTAGTCGATCTTGACGACCGTGTTGGCGACGATGGAGGGCGTGCTCACCAGGGCGTCGATCGGCAGCGTCCAGATGTTGTCGTTCATGTACGTGCGGGCTTCGTTGACCTGGTAGAAATGCTCGCCGCAGTACTCGTTGATCCAGTTGGTGACGCACTGGATGGCAAGCTGGATCTCGAAGTCGTTGGCGGTGTCGGAGTTCGCGATCGACAGGCGCGACTTCAGCTCCTCCTTGCCGACGTACCAGTACTGCATGCCCATGCCGACCTGGGTCAGCGAGACGATGCGGAAGGTGCCCGGCGTGACCTGCTGGACGTTGCTGCCCGAGCCGATCCACGTGAAGGTCCAGAGCCCGGCCGAGGTGAGGCCGTCCAGCGTGAGGCTGTAGTTGCCCGCCGACGCGCGCACGATCTGGTTCAGGCCCGAGCCCATCGAGTACGTGTACGTGGTGATGTTGCCCAGCGGGTCCGTGATGACGCAGGATACTGCGCTGGGGTCGGCCGCCGCGCCCGTCGAGTAGTTGACGAACTCGACCGGGATGATCGCTGCGGCGTCAACGGCGTTGTCGTAGTAGACGGTGGCGCTCATAGCGTGATCCAAGTGATCGAGCCGTAGATGGCGGTGTTCTGGAGCCCGGAGAAAACGACGTCGATGCGGTAGAAGTTGTACTGCTCCGAGGTTAGATCGGAGTGGGGGATTGCCACCGTGCACAGCCCGCCCGAGGCGTTGGTGATGGTGATGGCTGGACTGCCTCCGGCAGACGACAGCAGCAGCGCGCTTCCGTCCGCGGTTCCGGCAGCGGTCTTGAGGTACATGTTGATGGTCGCGCTGGTCAGGTTCAGGGCCGAGCCGCTGGACGTGATGGCAACGTTAATAGACTCGTCGTTGTTCTCGGCGAGCGTCAGCGCTACATTCTGCATCGTCCACCCAACCAGGGAAGCGTCATAGGTTACAGGTACAACGGTACCGCCGTAGGTGTTGGCAAGCGAGGATGCTGACCCACCGTAGTTGAGCGCTGGCGCTGCGGTCCCGCCGTAGTTCACGGCGTAGGCGATCGCGCCGTCGTAGGTGATCGGGGTGACCGTGCCGCCGTAGTTGTTGGCCACCGTCGCCGCAGTGCCGCCGTAGTTCAGCGCGGGAACCGCCGTGCCGCCGTAGCTGACCGCGTACGTGATCGCGCCGTCGATGGTGACCGGGGTGAGCGTCCCGCCGTAGTTGTTGGCCACCGTCGAGGCCGAGCCGCCGTATCTGAGCGCCGGGACCGCAGTGCCGCCGTAGCTCACGGCGTAGG